CTAATAAAGTAATAGTTTTTCCCAAGACAAAATATACTAAAAACATAACAGACCTAATGAAAAGGTCTGCAATACAAAACGGAGCTACAGTTGACCCAACAGATGTTGTTAATATTGTCGGGGAAATCATATCAATACCTGCACACATAAGCCAAACACCAGATTACGCAGGTTTTACAACAGATAACTTACAAGTAGGAGACATCGCAATATTTTCTTTCAAGGTTATTTACGACCTAATCATAAAGCAAGAAAACGGAGAGCCAGTTTACAGAAATCTTTTAACATACAATGGCAAGGAATACTTTGCCTGCGACATAAGAAATTTATTTGGAGTAATTCGTGGAGATGAAATTATAATGGTAAACGGATATGTTATGTTAACCGAACACGAAGAATCAAAACTGATATTAAGTCCTTCACTAAAAAATCAAAAGAAGGCAAAAAGCTCGCACATAATGCATATAGGAGAAAACTTGTCGCATCTAGAAAAAATAAATGCAACAAACGGAGACTTAGTTTTTTATAATCACTTGAAGGCGCAGCACTATCAAATTAACGATAAGAAGTTTATAATCCTACAGCAGAGCAAGATATTTGGGAAAGAAATCGTAGAATAAAAATTTTTTTTATTGGAATTTGTTTAAATTTGGCAAAACTTCCCCAACATGAATATAAAGGAGAGTGTTGATTATTTAAACTTTTGGATAAAAAAAGAGCGTGGTTCTTTCTATACAATAGAAGAAACTGTTCAGCTTATTGACAGAGCGCAAATAGGGCTTTACAATGATATTATACAAAAATACGCAACTTCACAAATTGTAAAAGATACATTAGAACCTTTTAAAAATAAATATTACTTTACTCCTAGTACTACAAGAAATGGGTTGATTATAATCAACGATACCGATTATTTTAATCTTTTGAATTGCACTATAAATTATACAGACACTTCTTATATGTCTAATTATAGGACTTCTTATTATGGACTAAAGTTAACGAATGAGGATGAGCTTGCAGATAGATTAAATTCTCAAATAAATCCACCAACAACGCATATGCCAGTAGCGCAAGAATTAAATACTAGCGTTACAATAAATAATTATCAAGCATCAATTTATTTTGATAGTTTTTATAGTGATAGCGAAGGAAGATTTATTATGTTTTCTGTATTAGACCCAATATTAGGAAATATAGAATTATGTTCTTATACAGTAACCTCAAATATTACAACAAAAGAGCAATTAGCGCAAGCGGTATATGAATCATTGACATTAAATCAATATGGATATACAATGTCAGTAGATGGAACTACTATTTATATAAATCCAAGAATAGACTTATTAGACAGCATAGATGGTATTAATTTAAATTACACTTCTAATATATTTGCTATATTTGAAGTAACTCCATTTGCTAAGACTTCCCAAGCATTAACAAAACTATACCAAATACAATTATACCCTAGTCAAGATTATTATACAGGAACTATTTACTATATGAAAAGACCAATAAAGCCTGTTTATGGTTATACTGTTGTGGGAAGACAAATAGTTTATAATCCTGAAACATCAACTCAATTACAATGGAGAGATACAGATATTGATACTATTTTGTTAAAGGCTTTGTCAAGTATAGGAATAAACTTGAGCGACCAAGAAGTTTCTCAGTTTGCAGAATTAAAATCATCAGAAAATTACCAAGGGGTAAATTATATATAAAATATAAAAAATGGCGACAACTATCTACTTACTTTCTGAACAAGCTATGAAGTTAATTGAGGGTGGCACTAGGTCAGCAGGTTCTAGTATTACTTTTAATGAGGTAAAGTTAGCTTGTGGTAATGTAATAAACCAGTTACTTAAAACAGAATATCTTAGTATAAATGGTAAGGTTGGGGAAGTTATACCAAACGGAACTACTTTAGGACTATATGAAGATATTGATGTTGTTTCGTATAATGGAAAGAGTAAAGCAAGACTTCCCATAAAGCCAATAAAATTACCAAGAAATATGGGAATATGGGCTATATATCCTAAGTATGATAGTCTGGGAAGTTATGAGTTAGACAAAGAATTTATTCCATTACAAATGGGGCAAGGTGCGTTGATAAAATCTCAGCCATTGATTAGTGATTTAATGGGGCAGGTTGGATACGAGAACTTTGGAATGGATGTTATTTTCACAAGAGATTTACCATCAGAACACGAATATGTAAAGGTGGCAATGAGGTTAGCAATTATGGATATTTCATTATATTCTGATTACGAACCTTTACCAATACTTCCCGAACAAGAATTTGAAGTAATTAATCAAGTTTATAAACTTTACTCAACTCAAGTTGTACCAGATAAATTGGTTGACCCAACTGTTGATGAAAGCAAAGGAGTTCCTACTGTACAACAAAAAGCAAATAGATAATATTATGAAAGGAATGATATCTGAATCAAAAGAAATGATTAAAAGAAAAGATGGCTCTTATTCTAAAAGAGGTCTTTGGGATAATATTCGTGCCAACAAAGGCTCTGGCAAAAAGCCTACAAAAGAAATGCTAAAACAAGAAAAAAAGATAAAAGGAAAATAATGATATTAGCAACATTAGATACTATAACTCGTAGGGGATTACTTGAATCAGGTCTTCCCATACATTACTATTTTGAATACCTACTACATGGTTCAACTTGTCTTAGAGAATTATCCTTTGACACACTCAAGATAGTAAACACAATAGAACTACCTGTTAATGATTATGGTGCAGTTGATTTGCCTGAAGATTTTGTTGACGATGTTTCTTGTGGTTACTATGGTGCTGGAGTTTTACAAAAACTTCCTCATCAAGAATCTATTAGCCCAATGAGAAAGTACGACCCAGAAACAAGTGAATTTTCTAGACTAAATTATCCTAGAAACGGAGTAGACCCAAATAATGTAAACAATATATACCAAGGGAATAATTTATTTTTAGGCGGCTTGGGAATTTTTTGGTTTTGGAATATAAATGACTTTGGTGAGCCAACAGGAAGATTCTTTGGTGCAACAGGTGGTACAAGTATTGGATACAAGGTGATAAAAGAAAGAAGGCAAATACAAATGTCTCTTGGATTTCAAAGAAAGAGTGTTGTTTTGCAATATATATCTGATGGGCAAAGCATAAATAGTGCTACGCAGATAGATACTCAAGCAATACAATGTATAAGGGCTTGGCAGGAATGGAAGCGTTCGGGAAATGCTAACAATGACTATTCACCAGAAGCGGTATCGTTTTGGAATAGAAAGAAAAACCTTAGAGCAAGATTAAGTGGATTGACTTTAATAGATGTGAAGAATGCATTAAGAAATGGTTTTACCGCAGCAGTAAAAAATTAATATTATGCCTGTATTTAGAGGACTTAATGCTTATAAACAAATCTCGGAGATATTTAATATCCCTTGCTATATAAAGTCGTTTTCCCTGACAAACGTCACAGGAGGTAGTGTTGATGCAACGGTAGCTATAACAAGTACAGAATATGCAGATTATATTATTTATTCTGGAACAATAGCGGCAAATGATTGTGTGTTATATGATGTTCCTATAAAAATATTGCCAGGGTATGCGATATTTGTAACTGGCAATCCATCAAGTATTAATTATTATTTTACAATTGAATAGATATGCCAGTATTTAAAGGAAATGCAGTAGGAACAGATTCATCTGAAACATATAACATACCTTGTTATATAAAGTCATTTGCGTTTACAAATGCATCAGCAAATCCTAATGTTGTTGTAGGGTATATTTATGATGGTACAACAAATTATCCGTTCTTTGTTCGGGAAATGCAATCAGGAAGTTCTTATTTATCAGATGTTCCCATACAACTAAAAATAGGAGATAAAATAAGTTTAAGAAACTTAGGAGGAGAAGAAAATGGATTTTTTTATTATGTTACAATAGAATAAAATGATATTAAGAAAAGAGCAATTAATAGTAGTGCAAAAATTAAATGACAAAGATGATTCTCCTACTTTGGATAATTCTCCTTTTTTATATGGAACTGTAGTTGCAATTAGTCAATTACAAGATTTATATAGAGTTGATGATGTTATAATATTTGATGCTAGCAACTCTACTCAATTTACGCTTGTTTCAGACCCTGGTTATTTTTATAATTTAATAACAACAGATGCGGTATATTACATACAATAATAAAATAAAAAGATGCGTCAAGTAGATAAAAAATATTTTGGTGATATTCAGTCAGGTAGATTAAATGCTGATGACTCTCCATTTGCAATAACAACAAATGAGTGGGTTAATGCAGAGAATATACGTTCGGGAACTACTGATAAAGGATTTACAGGTATTGTTGAGAGTATAGGCGGTAACGTAGAACTTCCCAAACCACTACCATTTAACAACCTAGATTCAGTAGTCATTGGAACGCAAACTTGGACAAGCAAAAATCTTGATGTATCATCATTTGCAAATGGAGAAGTTATAACCCAAGCTAAAAATACAGAAGAATGGAATAATTTAATAGCATCAAACACACCAGCATGGGCTTATTGGGAGTATGATAAATTAAACGCATCTTTAGGAAAGTATTATAATATATGGGCTATAAATAGCTTAAAAGGGTTAGCGCCAAAAGGTTGGCATATACCTTCTACTGTAGAAGTTCAAAAATTATATGATTTTGTTTCTATCGACCATCCTGGAGAAACAGCACATGCGTTAAGAGAAGTCGGAACTACACATTGGGATAACCCGTATGGTACAGATAATTATGGTTTTTCTATGCAGGGTAACGGCTATTTAGAATATGGAGATATAAGATATACAGGAGTATTTGCAACTGGTGATGGTTCAGGTTATTTTGTAAAATTTGATGACGATAATCCTGATTTTTTAATTATTGGGATAGGAGGATATGTAGATTATGGTTATAACATAAGGTTAATTAAAGATGAATATACAGAAGTAAAAATAGGTGAACAAGTTTGGATTGGAGAAAACTACGATAGTGTTCACTATAGAAATGGAGATTTGATACCAGAAGTGACAGACCCAACAGAATGGGCAAATCTTACAACAGGCGCTTGGTGTTGGTATAATAATGATGAATTTACTTACGGTAAATATGGTAAAATGTATAACGTATTTGCTATTAATGACCCAAGGGGATTTGCTCCAGAAGGATATCGTGTGCCTACTGTAGATGATTTCAATGAATTATCTACTTATTTAGGAGGAGACAGTATTGCTGGGGGAAAGATGAAAGAAGCAGGAACTACAAATTGGAATAGCCCAAATACAGGAGCTACAAATAGCAGTGGATTCACAGGATTGCCTGGGGGACAAAGAAACACTTCTGGCGGTTTTTTGCAAATAGGAATTAGTGGGTATTTGTGGACTTCTACTAATGATAATAGTTATGGAAACCCACAATACATTAGAGGCTTGTCCTATAATTCAAGTTTTTTTGTGTCAGGAGCTGTTGCTGAAGCAGATTGGCAAACAGGTTTTAATGTTCGCTTGATTAAAGACCAATACATAACAATAGGTTCTGTAGAGGATACAGAAAATAATAGAATATTGTATTTTAATTATAGCATTTCCCCCAACAGAATAGACAAAATAACCTGCTTATATACAGACACAAACACACAGTATGATGTACTATATGGTTCACAAGTAACAGGAGGATTAAACTTTAGTAAAGACTCTTTAATACATAGTGCAAAGATGTCTGGGAATATCTTGTCGTGGGTTGAGGGAACTGCTAATGAGCCAAGAAAAATAAACATAGAGTCTGCAATAAAAGCTAATTATATAAACTTTGAAACCGATGCTAATCCATATATATATCCATTGAATTTCTCTGAAATTACAATGATAAAAAGACCTCCCATATTTACCCCTAACATACAAAAACAATACGATTCTCTTTACTTAAATAACTTTATATCTAAATTATCCTTTGAGTTTGCATTTCAATATGAATATTATGATTCAGAAATAAGCGTAGTCAGTTCATATAGCCAAGCATCTAGACTTAATTATGATTATCAAAATTACAACTCTATAAGGGTTACTATGGATTCTAATGAATTTATACCAAATACGGTAAAAATAGTAAACATAATAGCAAGAATAAGTAACGGAATCTTAACTGGAAGTGATACAGCTTTAGTTGTAAAGACATGGAATAAAGACAATCCTACGGATTTGTTAGAAATACAAAATCATAATAGCGGATTAACTTCTAGTGTTTTATCTTATATTTTCTATAATGACATAACGGGTGCATTTTTACCTGTTGATGATGTTATTAGAGCGTTTGATTTAGTTCCCATATTTTCCCAAACACACGAAGTAGCAAAAAGTAGATATTTTTTAGCTAATAATACACAAGGTTATGATACTCCAAAACAGACATCATTACAAATAAGTCTTGGGAATACGATACAAACAGCATCTACAACAATCAATATGCAATTGCATACTTGTCATATTTTTGGTGGTGGCAGAGTTAATTCTGGAAAAGAATATTTTTCATATTTGATTTACGGAACAATAAATATAAATGGAACAATTGCAACTGGTTTTTATGAATTAGTCTCAACTATAGTAAGAACCCCAGCAGACCCATATCCGTACCCTGGTGCAATACCATTAACTACAACAATTTTTAATTTAAATTTTAGAGGGGCAACAGAATCCGCAGTATTTCAATCAATAGAAGCAGAGCCTGCAAACCAATTTCTTCAACCAATAGCAACAAGAGATACTCCACCTTATAGCAGATATGAATTTATTGGCAACTTAACTCCAGTTGGAACTACAAATTTCAATGGAACTTATTTGCCATTTATACCTGTAACAGGTATGTCTGGTACTCAGAATTTTAATATATACCCTCAACTATCATCGTATGCTTGCGGAGTGGTTTTTTATGATTACGCAATGAGAAAATGCGGTGTTGTAAAAAATGATTCAAAATATACATTATTTAATTCTTTTAGTAATCAAGTAGCAGGTATAGAACCACATACAATTGATTTTGGAGTAGGAAGCAATATAACGCAATATATTCGACCTGATGATAAGGTTGAGATAATTTCAACAATATTAAATGATACATACACCGTAGTAAGTGTTGGGTCTACTACTATAACAGTATCAGAGGCGGTAGGCGATTATGGATTTTATAATGCAGTTGTAAACATATATCGTTATACCCCATCTTCCCCAACAACACCAGCAAGAGACTTTGCATATAGTACTGCATTAAATACAATAAATTGGAGTTTAGATAATACTAATGCATTAGATGAAATTCCAGAATGGGCTTATTATTATACAGTAGTAAAAACGCTTAACTTAAGAACAAGATTTTTTGTGCAGGGTTTTGCAAATTTGCCTAAGTATATGGGCAAAACATCAACTGGAGATTGGACTGCTGTAAATAATATTTATAGTCCTGCTTTTGCTTTAGCTATAGGCTTAAATACAGATTCATTAATAGCCGCTGGTCTTGGATATACCTATACTGAAGGGGATATATGCTTGTTAACTAGAAGTGATAATACATCATTTAGAATTCCTGTTATTGGACAAAATGGTAATTATATATTATTAAAAGCACAAGATATATCTAGTGCAGGTAATATTTCTAGCTATACTTATGTGTTTGAAATATATACTCCTTATAAAACATCAGACCAAGAAAACTATTACGAAATGGGTGAAATATATAGTATATTAAATCCAAAAACTAATATTAGGTCTTATAGTAATTTAAATGGACAATTTAATGGAGATACGTATTTATTATACAGAAGTTTTGGCGTTAGCACAACTTATAAAGCAAATGCTATGTCTCCAAATGATTTATATTGGAGAGACTGGGAATCAGATGCAGGCAAAGTGAATGTAGTGACAAGATTAGGACAATCAGTAAAAAATACAAATATAGCTTGGAGTGATACTTATATTACAGGAACTCAAATAAATGGCTCTAGTACATTTAGATTAGGTAATGATACTTATGTGCCAGATGATTGTGGTTCTATAAATAAACTTCAACTAACATCTAAGGTTCAAGACCAGGGTAGTGTAATGCTATCATTATGTAGTGTAGAAACTAATTCTATGTATCTCGGGGAAACGCAGATAACGGATTCTACTGGCGCTGTTCAATTCTTTAGTGGCGCTCAAAATGTGATTAGTACTATTAATACTATGAAGGGAAATTATGGCTGTGTAGACCCTGCATCAGTTGTTCAGTATCGTGGTAATGTTTATTTCTTAGATGCAAGTAATGGAAGATGGGTTCAGTATAGTGCAAATGGATTAGATAATATATCTGCTGTAAAGATGAGTAGATTTTGGAAGAATTGGTGTTTGAAATATTTAAGTATGGGAAAATCTGAAATAGAAGCATTTGGCGACAGACCTTTTGTTTTTGCTACGGTTGACCCATCGCATGACGAGCTGTTAGTATCAATTCCCAAACTTTCAAATACACCACCACAAGGCTATCTACCTGACTATTCAGGTATGGTATATCCATTTGACATCCTAGACTACGAAGGTAAAACTGTAGTATACAAACTAGGAACAGGCGCTGTTGTTCAACCACATTGGCAAGGAGCGTACACATTCACAGTAGAAAACTTTATAACTTTACAAAATAGATTGTTTACATTTAAAAACGGACTTGTTTACGAGCATAATCAGCCTACGAATATAGTTAATCAAAATACTTTCTTTGGTGACCATTTCCCAAGCAAAATTATGTTCACATCAAACATTTTACCACAACTTCCAAAAGTTTATGATAATTTTGTATCAGAAAGTAATTTAGTGCCAAATTTTGTGTATTTTTATAATAATTATCCTAAATTACAAATGAGTGATTTAGATGAAACAAGTTTTATAAATTTAGAAGGAGTTTGGTACGCAGTAATATTAAGGAACAAGAGAGTTGATACGGGAACGAGTTACACTTACGATGGGCTGTTAACAGCAGAGGTTATGAGGAATACCAATATGTATGTGTTAACCGAGTTTTCCCCGACAACTGAAATTCTTCAACTTAGATTATTACAATTAGGAACTACAATTAGTAAAGGACACACAATTTAAAAATACAATTATGGGTTTAGATTTAACTAAAATGTCTCCATACGGAGCAATAGCTGGAGCTGGATTAGGTCTTGTAGGATTAATTGGTCAGGGAATAGCACAAGGAAAAGCCAATAGAAAAATAAGAGGGCTTATGAACCAAATCCAAGCACCTACAGGCGAAGGTGTTGATTTAGCTAAACAACAATTAGCAGAAACTCAATTACAGCAAGTAATGCCAGGAATGAGAGAAGCTGAAGCTGCATTACAGCAACAACAAGCAACAGCGCAGTCTAATATAAATAGAGCAGCTACCGACCCAAATGCAGTTATTGCAGGAGCAGGTGCATTGCAAGCCCAAACTAATAAAGCACAAGAAGGATTAGCTGCACAGCAAGCCCAATATGGTATTCAAAATTTAGCAGCAAAGGGGCAAGCTAGACAAAATGTAGCACAATCTATAGCACAACAACAAGCAGCTTATAATGATTATCTACAAAGTTTAATATCAGGACAAGCTACAATTGCTCAGAATAATCCATGGGCAGGAGTAAGTCAGTTTGGTGGTGGATTATTGAATTTATCTGCTTATGGATTAGGTAAGGGAAGTGGAACAGGAACAGCTACATCTTAAAATAAAAAAACAAATGCCATTAGAATTCTCTCCATTTTTAATGCCTATAAAAAATGCTGATTTTTTATCAGATGCTGGTAAGTATTTAGCAGAAGGCGAAAAGTCAAAAGTAAAACCTACTGAAAAAGAAATAAAATTATTTGAAATAAATCCAAATGATTATAAAACTGGTACAGTAGCAGATAAGATGTTAGTTGGGGATATTCAATCTACGCAAAATAAAGCTAATGCTTTATATAAAGCAGGATATAGCCAGACTGAAACTAAGATAGCATTATCTGATGATATATTTAGAATAACAAAAAAATATCAAGCAGCACAAAATTTATCTAAAAAATTAAATTCAGGATTAGATAAAATTAAAGGTGTTAAGGGAATTAGACCAGATAAATATGAAGCGGAATTTATTAAAAATGCATTTTATAATCCAGATGGAGTTACACTAAAACAAGAACTTGATGATTCAAAAGATTATGATGCAGATGTAAGACAATTTGGAGATATATACAATATAGATGAAGCTGTAGCGTTTGATATACAAAATATGGCTAAAAATAGCGAAACTCGTGATGTTCAAGAAAGAGGTGCTAATAAGGTTTTGAGAAAAGTAAAAAAAGAAATAGAAACGGCAACTGGATTTGAGCCTTCTATAGATAAACAAGGAGTATTTGAAGGAGTAGTTCCCAAACATACAGAAGCACCAGTAACAGATGCATCTAAAGCAGTAAACGACTATATAACAGGACAAGCTAATTCTACTCAACCATTAAACTTAATAACAGATGATACCTATGAAAGAGTAAAATCTAATGATGTTATAATGGGTGCTGTTAATAGAGATACGAGAAAATTTGCTGATGAAATGTCAAAAACGCAAGGCAGAGTTCCCACACCAGAAGAAACAGATATTTTTCAAAAAGCAAAACTATTTGATATATATAAAAGACAAGCTAATGCAGGGTTTAAACACAAAACATTACAAGCTCAAATAGCACCTGTAACTAGAGTTACTGTAAATACAGGAGGAGGTGATAAAGGAACATCAACAATAAGAGATATACATACTCCTGCATTTAAATTGTATAGTGATATGCAAAGTAAAAAAACAACAGCTTTTGATTTGTTTAAGCAAGGAAAATCTATTGAAGAAGTAGCAAAAGCAGTAAATTTAGACCCAGTTAAAAGTAAACCATTCTTAGAAAGTGCAAAATTGGGTAAGGTTAAATATTCAATGCCATTAAACGCACAAGGATTAGATGTAGAATTTGTTAATAGTATAGTAGATAATACAAATAAATCTCAGCCTGAAAATGACAAAAAAAGTAGAAATGAATTGTTTGTAGAATTAAATGATAATGGTGAATGGGAAGTTAAGGATATGAGTAATAATAATTATTTATTAGCTACACTTCCAGCAACGACATTAGGGGTAGGTGCAGAACAAGGAACAAAATCTAAAAACGCATATATACAACAAAAGAAAACAGGATATAAAGGAACAAAGAATAAAATGTATTAAATATGGCAGAGCAAATTGAAAATATGGAAGAAGGTCAACAAGTAGACCAAATAGAACAAACGGAACAAACAGAACAAACTACTCAAGACCAAAAACCACAACCTCCCAAGGCACATAAATTGTACGACAATTTAATTTCTGATGGATATACTACTGGAAATTTGGGAAGTAAAGAAGAATTTGCAAAAGCAATGTCAGATAATGCAAAAGCAAATAAATTCTATGATAATCTTATAAAAGAAGGATATACCGCAGATAACATAGGAAGCAAAAACGAATTTGTACAATCGTTATCTCAAAAAAAAAACGATGGTCAGATTACAAAAATTGGTGTTCAAGAGGAAGATGGAACTTCCCCTACACAATCAGATTTAGCTTCTCCCTCACAATTGACAGAAAAAAAACCTAGACCAAAAGCAGAAATAATAATAGGGGAAACGGAAAATGTTAAATTAGAAAACAACCCTATATCCTTAATTTCTGACAAAACAAAAGCACAAAAAAAATATGCAGATGCGCTAGCAAGTGAAAACATCGTAGGAGCAGCAGAAGCTCAAAAAGAATTAGATAAAATAGACTTTGAATTAAAGGCGACAAATGCTGATGAGAAAACTCAAAAAGATTTAAATAAAGAATTGTACGATTTTCCTTGGGGGGAAAATATAACAAAAAGGGCAATAGAATTTGACCCTAAAAAATACGGATTGCCTGAGGGGAAATATTCCCTACCAAAAATACTTTCTGTAACAAGAGAAAAAGACTATCCTGCTTATTTAGGATATTTAGCACAATACAAAATTGGTAATTTAATTGAAAAAAATACAGGAAATACAAAAGGAGAAGTAAATGATTATTTATATACAGAAAACGCTCAAAATAAATTTTCTAAAGGAGCTGAAGGATTGCAAGAAGTAGAAGATTACAGTAACAATATAAAAAATAATGTTAAAAAACATATAGGAGTTGATAGATTAGGAGTTGAGAAAGAAGACACAAAAAAAGCATTAGGATTAATAGATGAACATATTGACGCTTTAGTTTATAAAAATTATGATGATAAAGATGCAAAGGAATTTTTACAAAACAAATTAAATGATACAGATTTAGATTTAAAACATCCTAATACACAAGAAGATGTTATTAAGTATGGTGTAAGGGAAGACGGGACAATAGATTATCCTAAATATACAAGTGATGCAGATTTAGATAGCTTTGATTTAAATTCAATTGCATCAAAATTAGATTTAAGTAATCCTGCAATAAAAACAGCTTATGACATTTATGCTAAAAAGGTAGGATTAAATGATGCATTAGGTAAGGTAGAAACATCTCCTGGCGAACCTCCAGTTTATAATAATGGTAACGAATGGACTCAAGATGATTTTGAAAAAGCCGCGATAAACTATCAGTCTTTACAAACACCTTTAGTTGCAAAACAAATAGAACAATTGGGTGGACAAATACCTGAAGCAATGAAAGGTAATATTATTAAATCATTTCTAGATAATCCAGATGTAATAGAAGCAGCTAAAACTAATCCAGATTTAGCAAGAGTTTACAATGAGACAAAAAAAGGATTTAGATTTAAATATCCTGAAGCAAATGAAACTAGAATTTCAACTATAATATCTCAGGGGTTAGAAGATATGGGAGAAACAAATTGGCTAGTAAATATTCCCACACAAGACCAAGTAGATAATGTAGTACAAAGATTAAAGCAGCAAGGTAAATTATCTGATACAGACGTTCAAGATTATGAGAAAAGTATAAGAAGTGATATTGGTATATTAATGTCAGTATATAGAGGAATAGGAAGAATACCATTTGGAGGTATTATACCCGAAGCAAAAATAAAAACAGCAGGAGTATTAGAAAATGCATTAGATGAATTTAATGTGCAAATGGGTAAAAGTGCTAGAACTATAGAAGGATTACCAATGATGAGTTATGGCATGAATGATAATCAAAGATTGTATAATATATTATCTAAAAATGCAACAAATGTAAATTTAGATTTAAAAGGCACTCATGCAATTTCTGCTGCCACAGGACATATTGTTGGATTTACAATTCCATTGATATTAGGTGGAGAAGTATTAAAAGGAGTTGAAGGAGGGCATTATATAAATTCTATAATTGCATTTGAAGGTAATAATAGAGATAAAGCTATTGAATTATTCCCAGGTAATGTAGAAAAACAAGTAGGATATACACTTGCAGCAACAGCAGGAGATGCTTTATTAGGCGAATTATTACCAACTAAAGCCATTGGTAAGGCATTTTCAAGTGCATTCAAAAAAGATACTCAGGTAATAATAAATAATTTACTAGATAATAAAATAACTCAAAATGAAGCCATATCAAAATTAAAAGGACTTACTACAAAAGCAACTTCATTATTAGGTAAAAATGCAAATACTACAGCAGTTATGACTGCGTTTGAATTATATCATGAAGCTATTGATAAAGCATTTGGTGCAACAAATCAAGATAAATCATATACAGAATTAGCTTATGATGCAGTTAATGGGGCTAAAACTACATTCTTAACAACTCCAGTACTTGCTTTATTAGAAACAGCAGGCACAGGTAGTAGCAAGGCTAATCATAAGGTGTTATGGGAAATCGCAAATGACCCAGCAAAATATGAAAAATTAATAAATGACGAAGCGTTAGTAAATCCTAAAATTGCAGAACAAAAAGAAGAAATGCTAAATAATTTAAAATTAGCAACTACAATTACAAATGATTTAAATGAATCTGGTATTGATATAACTACTGAACAAAAACAAAAATATTTGTCAGCAGGAATGAAAAAAGATATATTGATGAGAAAGGCTCAAGATATATCTGACCCTAATATATCTCAAAAATATGTAGAAAAAGCAGAAGAATATAATACACAACAAAAGAATATATTAGATAATAAAGATAAAGCTGAAGATTTAAAAGATTATAATGTAGCAGAAGGGGCTAAAGTAGAAGGCGAAGAAATTAAATTTACAGAAGAAGAATTATCTAATTTAGGAGTAAAACCAACAGAAACAGAACTTCCCAAACAAGAGAAAAAAATAGAAGAAATAATTCCTCAAGAGCAATTAGATAAAACACAATCTATAGTAGATAGAATAAGTAAAAATGAAAGTATTAATGAAGGAGAAATTAAAGAAGCAGAAGATATACTTTATAATACATTAGCTGATAATCCAGATTCGGCTAATTTAATAGAACCTTTAATATTAAAATTACAAAACCATGAAAATATCACAAAGACTGAAACTGTCAAAACTACCGAAAGAAAGCCAGTTGAAGGTACTCTTGCAGCTAAACAAAAAATCACAATTAAGCCAGCCCTTGAACAATCAGAAGGAAGTACAGCAACAGTTACCCTCGCAGATGGAACAACAGGAGAAGGTACGTTAAAAGTTAAAGATGGTAATTATGTTATAGAATCAGAAGGAAAAGAACCTATTATTGTCGGGGAAAAAGCGATAACTGATAGAGATTTAAAAGTTCCAGAAGGAGAATCTCCAGTAGAATTAGATGAGAATGGAAATGTTAAGTCAGCTACATTTGAAACAAAAGATGGACATAAGGTAACTATAACAGACCCAGAAAAAGCATTAGACTTAGGAATACAACTAAGTCTTGAGACTGTTGGGGAAATTCCAGATGAAGCATTTGATAGTGTATATGAAGATGTAGTAAAAGAAGATAAGATAGAAGTTCCAATAGAAAAGCCTAAGAAAGCAGAAGCAGAACTTCCCAAACAACCAGAAGTAGAAAAACTAAGAGCAGAAGAACAAGCAGAACTTAAAAATAGAATACCAAATGCAGAAAAGTATATAGTAGATGGTAAAGTAGATAGAAGTAAACTTACTAATGAAGAAGATGTAAAAGCATTTGATGAAATTTATGATAAGTATGATAAGCTAATTACTCCTTTGTTAGAAAAAAAAGCAGAACTTCCCGAACAAAAAGAAAGAGAAAATACTCAATCTAAACTAAAAAACCTATCAGATGAACAATTTGATAATCTAAAAAAGAATGCAGAATATGGTGCTAGGGAAAATGTAACAGATGAAAGTCTTGCAAATGATTACCATGATGCACTAAAAGTTCCCGAACCAGAAAGAACAGAAAAACAAAATAAAATAGTAGAAGCTGTTAATAAAGAACTAAAAACTAAAAAAAGAGGTAAGGTAGCAAAAGGGGCAAAAGGTAAAGCAGCTAAATTTGTTGCAGAACACATAGAAGAAAATGTTCCTGAAGGAGAAAGTAAAGGAGAAACTAAAATAGAAACAATAGAAGAAGGTAAACCTAAAACATCAGAAGAATTATTAAAAGAATTAGAGAATAAAGGAACTAAATCAAGTGATGAAAAATCATTGAATGAACTTGCAGAAAAAAATAAAGATAATAAGTTAAAGATTAAAGTAATAGAACAGGCAAGGAAAGCAATTAAAACATTGAAGTCTATTTTCCCTAACATGGACATTCATTTGCACGAAAATGAAAAAGATTTTAATGATGTAATGAATAAAGTAAAAGGAAAAGAAAGCAGTGCAGGTAATTTTAGTCAAATATTAAATCCAGATGGTTCTACTAGCGGTTTTAGAATAGATATAAATTTAGATAAGGCTAATGGTAGAACAATAGCTCATGAGGTTACTCATGCTGTATTATTAAAATCATTTGGAGAAAATAAGGCTTTATTCCAATCATTTAGAGATAGAATATCTAAAATATTAAGTGCTGAAACAAATGCAAGATTAAGTGCATTTTCAGATACAGAACATTATGCATCAAAAGGCGATACTCATGAAGAATATTTAGCGGAATTAACCGCAGGATTAGCTGATAATGCTGCTAATTTAAAACCATCTACATTAGAAAAAATAGCTACTATTATTAATGAATTTGTATCTAAATTAACTGGAGGTAAATTTATACCATTTGAAGATGTTAAGAATACAAAAGATGTAGTTGATTTTTTAAATAATGTTTCTACAGCTATTAGAGAAGGTCAAGATTTAAGCAATATAACTAAAGATTATGCTGGGGAATTGTTTGAACCTAAAAATCTTAATGCTACTGGTAAACTTGAAAAAGAACTTCCCTCAACAGGAAGAAAACCAAAATCTAAATCTGCACTAAAAGAAGGTGTAGATATGGAAGACCATGATATTATAGATAAAAACACAATGATAGGGAAGCGATATAGTGTAACTATGTCTGACCATACTAAAGTTGGGGAATATAATAATCCTAAAACAGGTGTAAAAGTATCTAATTTAATGGGCGGTGTTTTTTACCCTTATATAAAAGGGGTAAGAGAAGCAGGATTAGGATGGGCATCTGTAACAATAAAAGCAGCAAGAGAAATGATTCAAAATGCAGCAGACCAAGATGCTACATTAGTATACAGAATGTCAAGAGCTACAGGAAGCAGGGGTAATAATAATTTTAAAGAAGCAGCATATGCTGAATTAATAAGACCTGTTACAGAAAATAAAGTAACAGAAAAAGAATTTTTAACAGAACTAAACAACAAATTAAATGATGTAAGAGGTGGTAAACAACTTAAATCTGGAGAATATTTTTTAAATGAGCATGGAACTGATACGGGTAAAAAATTAAATATAGGAGTTTTTGATAAAGAAGGTAAAAGAATAGAAGGTAAAAACAAAAAAATACCTAAAAAAGAAATAACAAGTTTAGAGCAATTAAAAACTGCCTTAGATAAAGAATCATTTAACAAGAGAGGAAGTTTTTGGAGTACAATAATGAAAGACTCTTGGGGTAAAAAATCTACAGGAGATTGGTATAAATTTTTAGAGCAACATTCAGTTGCTTCATTAGAGGATATAGCAAATCATTTGGCAGAACCAGAAGTAGATAATGCCGCAGACCATGATATAGTTGCTGCAATTAAAATAGCGCCCCCTGAATATATTACAGACAAAAAGGGAAATAAGATAATTAAAATATATACTACAAGAAAAAATTTAGTTAATGAGGGAAAAGGTATATTTTATGTTGACGCTCCAGACCACTCAAGTTATCCATATGTTGTAAAAGGAGAACCTATTGGAATATTTAATGAATTTAATCATATATCTGATTATTTCCCAAACATAAATAATCATCCAGAATTTAAAAAATTAAAAGATAATCCTTACAAAGCAGTAGAAACAAAAGGAAAAGATTTAGTAAAATCTCTTGTTCCAGAAGAAGTGAATTTAAGTGAAACAGGAAGAATTCCCGAACAAATTAAATCAAAATCTCAAATACAAGAAGAAAAAGAATTACCTTTAAAATCTAAAGAAGAAAAAAATGGAAGACCAGAAAAAGAAAGAACAACTGGAGAAGTTAAAATTAATTCAGAAAAAGTACGGTATAACGGAACAGATGCTATCGGAAGCAGAGAAAGAACAGAGTCCGAACAGATTGCTGCAAGGAATGAAGCCAAAGCAAAAATAAAGAATCCTGAAACTAATGCTTCATTAAAGGCTGCTAATAGTTATAACGAATCTGTAGGATTACCAGAAGTAACTTCACATAAGTATAAGCCATCAGACCCTGTACAGCAAACAAAACTTGCAAAGTTATATCCTAAATTGCAAGATGTCAATTCCCCAACATATAAAGAAACAGATGTAGAAAGAAGAATATACTCTGAATATAAAAGTAGTCATCCAGAAATATTTAAACAATATGATATTAAGGATTATAAAGACTTAGTACATAAATCTTATGACCAACTTATAAAAGAAACTCAACTGCAATATGATGCATTACCTGTAAAGGTGACTTTTCATGAGAATGGTGAGGGAAATTATGAGAACAACTTTGAAATGCTTGATGATGTACACAACTTCAATCATCTATGGGTATATAAAGGCGGTGATGACCATACTGAATTAGGTAACAAAACAAAAGATAATGAAGGATTAACTGCAAACGACAAATTCAGAGCAGTACATGATTATTATGGACACTCTGTAGAAGGATATCAATTTGGCAAAGATGGAGAAGAAAATGCATGGATTGAACATAGTAAAATGTTTTCTCCACTTGCTCAATGGGCATTATCAGCAGAGACAAGAGGACAAAATTCTTGGGTTAATTATTCTGGAGTTAATGATGCTACTCTTGAAACAATAAAGACTGCATCTGCATTAAAAAAAGAAGGCAAGAAACTAGGCAATCAAGAAATGATTGATGAAGCTGAAAGCCTTTTAGGTAAGGTTTATGATGACTTTAAATTTGCAGAACAAAAAGCAATTATATTGCCACCAGAATTTTCTGATGTTTCTAAATTTCACACAACTAAAATATCAAAAGTTCCCGAACAATTACAAAAAGGTACAGGAGAAACTAAAGCAGAAATAACATCTAAATCTCAAATGCCTATAGACAAAAAGATATCTGACATGAAAGATATCTTAAAAGAATATGTTGATGAAGGAAAATCATTAGAAGAAATAAAGGATATTTTAAAAGATGAGTTTGGAGATTATTATAAGGATGTTGAGGAAATTGTTGACCAAGCTCATCAGGAGATGACAACTACAAGTATTAAAAATGCAGTCACAGAAAGAGAAAGAGGTGAAAGAGGATTAGCTGAAGTTGAAGTAGAAGCAAAGCGTTCATTTGGTAAAGTATTTGATACTGCTAATGAAATGATTGCAAATAATGATATTAATGGACTTACGCTTGCAGCAGAAGTAGTTAAAAATCCAAGACCATTAAAGGCTGAAGAAAGTGCTGTATTGTTAATTGATAGAATGAGAATTTCTAAAGAATATAATAAAAAGAATGCAGAATTATTAGAAGCTCAGGAAAAAGGAGAAACAGACAAGGCTGATATTATTCAATCTCAAATGGAAGCATTAGAAGACCAAATGGATTTGAATGATGAAGCTGCAAGGAAATCTGGTTATGAGCAAGGATTAGGATTAGCTGCAAGAAGAATGCTTATTGCACAAGATTATTCTTTAGTTACTCAAATGAATATATTAAAGGCTGCAAATGGTGGGGCAGAAGTTCCCAAAGAATATCAAGAAAAACTTAAAGACTTAGTAACTAAATTAGAAGAAGCTAATAAAAAACTTGAGAAACTTGAAAAAGCACAAGCAGGTACAAAAAAACAATCTGAATTAGCTAAAACTAGAGTTGTAGTAAGAACCCCAGAAGAACTTGCAAAAGCAAAAGAAAATGTAAAAAATAAGATTTTAGATAAGTGGGGGAAGACACTTGCAAGAATGAAAGAAAGAACCAATATTGGAGGTAAGTCTCAAATTGTTTCTAAAGCGGCAGAAGTTCCCATGACACCTGAAAAACAATCTCAAATAGAGTCTATAGTTAAAGATGTAAATGACATGGTTAAGCTATATGCTGAAACAGGTGAAACTAAACTAAGTAAAATAATAGACAATATACATCAAGACTTAGTAGGAGATATACCAGACTTAACTAAATCAGATGTAGAGGATATTGTCTTGGGAAAATATGATACAGAGAAAGTCAAGACTCCCCTGACAAGAGAAAAAATGCAAGCGCAAGCAGATGTAAGAAAAGTAAAAACTCAAATAGATTACCTTAAACAAGATTTAAAAAACAAGCAAAGAAATCCATTAGAAAAAGGTATGGATTATCTTCATGGATGGCATAGATTTGCTATTCTTTCAGGTTTACCTTCAGCAGGTAAAATTGGTTCTGCTGCATTGTCAAGAGGTTTAGTTACAAGAATGGAAAACGTAGTTGGTCAAGCATTATCATTAATCCCTGGAGTAAGAGGTATATCTAAAAAAGCAGCTAGAGAAGGTAGACTTAGTCCAAGTGCAGAAGCTAGAGCATTTAGAACATGGTTTGAAAAAATGACACATGATGATGTTAGGGAAGTTATGGCAACTGGTATGAGTTCTATAGACTATATATATGGAAAAAAAGAACCAAAAGCATCTAAAGTTCCAGAATGGATGGAGTTCTTTGGTAGAATGCATAGTGCTATAAAACTACTTCCCAAACAAGCTGAATTTTTCCGTTCTTTAGAAATGAGAACAGAACAAGCATTGAAAGAAGGTAGAGATATTGAAGACCCAATGGTTCATGAAGAATTAGGCGCTGCTGCATACAATGATGCTTTAAGAGCTATATTTATGCAAGACAATGTAGTTACTAATTTATATTCAAATCTTGTTAAAAAACTTGATAAAGAACATCCAGCCCTTGCAAGTGCATTAAAATTTGCATTACCAATTGTAAAAGTTCCTACAAATTATGTAGCAGAAGCATCATCATATGTGCCATTAATTGCAGGATATAAAGCATTATCAACATTAGCCAAAGGGGGGATGAAAGGGATGACAGGTGAGCAAGCTGATTATTTTATGAGAGCAATGAAAAAAGGAGCTATAGGTACAGCTATATTCTTTTTAGGATATATGAATCCTCAAGCAATAGGCGGTTATTATACAGGCAAAAGAAAAAAAGATGAATTAGAAGCTGGGGAAATAGAATTATTTGGAACTAAATTGCCTCACTTTATGATGCATACCCCATTATTAGAAATGCTTCAGATTGGTTCAACAATGAGAAGGGCTTATGATGCAAAAATAGGCAAGGGAGAAGAAGCAATTAAATATGGAGAAGGCATACCTGCTGTATTTAAGGGTTTATCAAAACAAGTTCCATTTCTGGGAACAGGTGAGCGTATATCTAGAGCGATGGAAAACAAAGGAGATTATATGGATGAATATTTATCTTCGCTTGGTCAAAGTATAATAGAACCTCAATTAATGCAAAATCTTGCTGATTGGACAGATAGACAAGAAGGAGAAGAAGTTAAAAGGAAAACATCTGGTCTTGGAGAAAAATTAGTAGAAGGAATTCCATTATGGAGAAAAACATTAAAAGAGGATAAGTCTAAGTTAAGTAATAAAGAATATGAAGCATATTCTAACATTACTGAGAAAGGATTAAATATACCTGAAATAAATAAGAAAGATTCTTATAGAGTAAAGTATGATGATAAGCATCCAGACAAAATAATGTCTGAAAAAGAATATGATGAATTTGTACCTTTAGTAAAAGAATATGCTAAAAAAGAATACAATCATTTTTATTCAGCAAATAGTAGCGATATAAATAAACTGCAAAAAATGATAGATGCAGTTCCCGAAACACCTAAAGAAAAATCTGAATTAAATAGATTAAAAGAAAAACTTCAGAATAAAATAGATGCAGCTCATAATAAAGCTATTAGTAAAGCAAAGATTAAATTACATTTAAAATAAAATAAAATATGACACCAGTAAAATTACCATCAGCAATTGCAGGTCTTTTAATAGATAGATTAGGAGATGAATATGCTGCACATTATTACTACAGACAAGTAACAAACTACTGTGAAAATGTAGGTTACTTAAAGGCTGCTGAATACTTTAGAGGAGAAGCTGAAGATGAACTTAAACACGCAGAGGGAATACAGAAATATTTAACAGACTGGAATGTACAACCTACGCTTGCACCAGTAGAACCACCACAAAAAGTAATTGGACTAGTTGATGCTATTGAAAAGGCATATCAAATGGAATATGACTTGTATGAAGCATACGAAGAAATAAGTATGGACATCTTTAATAAAAAAGATTTATGTACCTTTGATTTTCTTCAACAATATAGAACAACACAAAGAATGGCTGTAGCAGAATATTCTACTTTCCTTAATCAATTAGAAACGATAGACCAAGAAGATAAGAATTGGGTTTATGAATTTGAGAAAAGAGCATTTAAAAATAAATAACAGTACTTGCTAGCATACCATAAGAACTGCTAGCGAGTCATTTACCAATTCCCCAACCAAAATCAAAAAAAATGACAAACGAACAATTAGACGAACTAATAGAAAAGACAAGAGAGAAGAAAATAAAAAGAGGTGAAATAGTAGCAACTCCAGTTAAGGAGGAAGAAATAGTAGACAAATCTTCTCCAGAGTATTTAAAATCTAAAATAACTAAGCTAGAAGAAAAACTAGCTAAGTATGAAGATAACGGAGTGGCTAAGTTATACTATAGCTTGAATAGAAAGGCAAACGAAATGGCTGAACTTATGAACGCTATTAATCTAAAAGACTTAGACATAGACGACCCTAAGTCAAAGAGTTTTGATAGGTTAAAAGTTGTGTGGACAGGGGCATCAGAAATCGCTATTTCCCTAACACAATTAGGACAAATGGCAGGTGTTCTTAAGAAAGAAGAAGATGAAGCTAAAAAGCCTTTCGTTAACAGTATAGCAATGGATAGAAGATAATGGGAGAAGTAATAACTATATATAATACTGATATAGAACTTCCCGAACAACCGCCTATAGAAGATATAGAATGTTGGGGAACTGATGACATATCAGAACAGTATTGGAGAAGACATCCACTACCAGAGTTCTTTGAACAAGTAGAATACGACAAGAATGGAGATGCCCTACTAGACAGCAGACAGAGAGAGTATGCTATGGAACAAGTAAACAGATGCAGGGATGGTTTTTGGTTTATGAACAACGGAGTACCGACATACATAACAGGCAAAAACTATTTCTACTTACAATTCTGGAAACTTGAAGATGACATATACCCTGACTACAGAGATTTAGATAGAAGGTACTTTATTTATTTGAATCATTGGGAAAATGTACCATGGTGTCTTGGTGTTCTAATAGGTAAAAAAAGAAGACAAGGACAGACATCAATAGGCACATCTAACCTTGTATACGAATGCGTATTCTATAAAAATAGCAACTGCGGTTTAACAAGTAAGACAGAGAAGGATGCTAAAGTAGCCTTTACGAACATGGTTGCATTTGGCTATCGCCAACTCCCAGTCTTTCTAAAACCAAAGCAGTTAAACAACAAGGATAGTGTAACAGAATTAGTATTCGCACACAAGTCAGTAAACATAAAGGGAACTAAGGGTGGCGCAATAGATAATGACACAGGACACAGAAGCAAGGTTGATTACAGAGCGCCAGGGAAGAATGCATACGATTCGGGTAGATTGACAAGAGGTTTATTTGATGAGGGCGGTAAGTTCCCATTGGATGTTCCATTCTCAGAGTTCTTGTCTATTGTAAGTAAAACATTAGTGAAGGGTGTGAAGAAAGTTGGTTTTATAGAATGCCCATCTACAATGAATGATATGACTAAGGGCGGAGGTGCTGAGTATAAGAAGGTTTGGGAATTGGCGGACTTTAAAAAGTTTCCAAGGACTCCAAACAGAATGGTTAGGTACTTCAGTCCTGCATACGATTCATACATGGGTTTTATAGACCGTTACGGGATGTCGGTTATAGAAGCACCAACTCCCGAACAATATGATTATTTAGTAGAAAACTTTGTAGGAGTAGGAGACCTAACAGAAGAAGATGTTAAACTAGGAGCAAGAGAATATCTACTAAGCAAAAGAATGAACTTAGAAGGCACTTTACTTGAAGAAGAAATAAGAATGAATCCATTTGATGAAAGGGAAATGTTTATGTCAAGCCTTCAAGGAAGCGTATATAACACTTTTAAACTAAACGAACAAATAGATTGGTTAAATTTTAATAAAGATTGCGTAGAAAGAGGTAACTTAGTGTGGGAAAACGGAGACGAATTTTATAAAGAAGTAATACATGGCAATGGTGTCAGGGAAATGAAGGTAAACAAGCTAATGTGGATAAATAATCCAAACGGAGTTTACGAGAAAGTAGCAGGATGGATGCCAAAAGAAATGAACAATGTGTTTCAGAGAGCAGGTTACTTTTCGCCTAATGGGAATTATGCTATTAGAATAGGATGTGACCCTTTCAAATACGATAAAACAAAAGATGATAGGAAATCAAACTGTGCGGCTTATGCTTATCAAATGGAAGATTTGGCTGATGAAAATAATAAATACAATGACGCATTTGTTATGAGGTTTTGTGGAAGACCTGCAACAACAGATATGCAGTATGAGTATGTATTAAAGATGGCTTGGTTTTGTGGATGCCAAGTTTTGTTTGAGAGAAACGTAACAGGATGGAAGAAGTTTTTTGAAGATAAATTGTGTAGTAACTTTTTGATGTGGTTACCTAATGAAGTAGAACCTGGAATATATACAGGTGGGGGAAATAATAAGACTACTCAGCAAATATGCGATTATACAGAAGCATATATTGAGAAGAATGTTAACAAGGTCTATTTCCCAGACTTATTAGGAGAAAAATCAGGGTGGTTAGGATTTGAAGTAGACAACACACAAAAGTATGATGATGCTATGGCAGCAGGATTTACGCTAATAGCAGCTAAAACAAAGAGGTATTATAAACCTCAAGAAACAACAAAGTCAGTAGAATCAATAATGCCTTATAGACAGGCACTTTAAATAATAAAAGCAAAGAAAAATGCAATATCAACAAATCAGTAGCGCAGGACAGCATCCTTATCCCGACAATAATATAGACCCATCTAAGAAGGGAATGGAATGGTGCAGAGATTACGCTAGAGCTGCTTATTACGATTGGCAGTTCGTTTATCCTAAAGGAATATTCTCTGGTAATGGAGGAGATTACTCTAAGTTTAGATTGTATGCGTTAGGGAAGCAGCCAAACTCACAGTACAAAAAATGGCTAGGCGTTGATGAAACAACCAACAATACTTGGTTAAGTTTAGATTGGAGTATCAGGTCTATAGTTTCTACTTATAGAGACAAGGCTATCTCTAGACTTTTAAACCAAGAATATAATATAGTAGCTACACCTGTAGACCAATTAGCTAAGTCTGAAATGGATGACTTTTATAATAAATTAAAAGCTAAGATGGCTGTCAGGGAATTGATGGTTCAACAAAATCCAGAATTTGCATCACATCCAATGTTAGCACCAAGTACTGGAGAACCTTTAGATATGGAGGAGCTTGAAATGAGAATGGAATTTGGAGAACAATTTAATAGAAGTAAAGATGCAGAATTAGCTATCCAATTAGCAATGTATCAAAATGATTATAAAACAAAAAGAAGAAAGATATACGAAGATTTATTTGACTTAGGAGTAGCAGGGGTAAAAGATTGGTTAGGAGATGATGGCAAGCCATACTTTAGAGTTGTTGACCCTGAGTGTGTAATAACAAGTTTTGACAAGAGCGGAGACTTTAAAGACATTGTTCATGCTGGGGAAATCATAGACGTTCCTTTAGTGGAACTTGCAACAGTTACAGATGATGAAGGAAATACAATGTTTACAGATGATGACTTGACTCAATTTGCATCAACTATTGCAGGGCAATTTGGTAACCCAAGACTATTAGGTTTGGGAACTGGTTGGATGAAACCATACGATAAGTTTAAGTGTAAAGTTTTAGATATAGAATTCTATACTTACAATGAAAGAGTATACAGAGATTCTGCTGACGAAAACGGAAACCCTGACTTCAGAAAGAGCGACTTTGCTAGAGGTAAAAAATCTGACAAGTACACAAGAAAGAAAATTAAGTATGTATATAAATGTAAGTGGATTATAGGCACAGACAAAGTGTATGACTATGGAATGGCTTATGACCAAAAGCGTTCAAATAATTTGCAAAATAAAGCAAAGACAAGATTGTCGTACAACTTTTATGCTTACAACTTCTATCAAATGAAGGCTCAAGGGATGATGGAGCGTCTAATCCCTTATATAGATGACTATCAATTAACAATGCTTAAAATACAGAACTTTAAAAATAGGGCTGTACCATCTGGATGGTGGATTGATATTTCTGCATTAGAGAAGGTAGCTATGACAAAAGGTGGAAAAGATATGCAGCCTAGTGAATTGTTACAAATGTTTTTTGAGACAGGTGTGTTAATGGGAAGAAGTGACACAGATGGCGGAACTCCACAGAGCGCAAATTGGAGACCTGTAATTCCAATTGAGAACACAGCAGCAAGTGAATTGCAAATGTTCTACAATGACTTGATAAATACTATATCTGCTATCCAAACGATGACAGGTTATAATGATGTAACACTAGGACAGGCTTCATCAAAAACATTAGTACCTGGTTATGAAAGCGGACAACAAAGCACAAACGAAGCATTATATCCATTAGCATTTGCTGAAGAAAATATTATGTTAAGATTAGCTGAAGATATGTTATGCAGAACTCAGCAAGGGTTAAAGAAAGATGGTATAAGCGGATATGCGCCTGCATTAAATTCTAACACGCTTCAGTTTATTGAGATTTCCCCAGACATAGCATGGAGAGATTACGGAATAGAATTAGAAAAGCGCTCAACTCAAGACCAGAAAGCGTGGTTAATGCAAATGATGCAGATGGATATCCAAAACGGACTATTAAACACATCTGATGCAGTGCTTCTTGTGAACACAAAGAATGTTAAAGAAGCACAAATGATTTGGTCTTACAGAGTGAAGAAAGAAAAAGAAAGACAGGCTCAACAGAGAATGCAAGAGATTCAAGCACAGCAACAAGGAAATCAACAAGCAGCACAGATTGCGCAACAAGCAGAAGCGCAAAGATTCCAAATGCAAGCACAATTAGAATTGCAAAAAGAACAAATGAGAATTCAAGGAGATTTAGAAAAAGAAAGAATGAGAATTGAATCAAATGAAAGAATTGCAATGGCTCATAATAATACCAAGATGCAAGTGTCATCTGACCAAGGGGCAGCTAAAGAAAATTCAACTCATATTGCAGGACAATCTTCAATAATGAAACAACAAATTGCAAATCAAAAATCACAAACATCATAAATAAAATCAAATGGAAAAAAATGTAAATCCTCCTAAAACTAATTATTGGAAAAATTATCTAGATGCCATGAACCAAAAATATAAAACTTGGTATAGTGATGATAAGATAGACAAACTAGCCGAAAAAGATGATGCATATGATTCTTTTTTTTCAGAATTAAAAAAGCAAGACTTAACAACAGAAAACAGCCCTGCATGGGAGGTGACTAATATTAAATACCCTAGCGAGCCACCTGGGATTGTTCTTGG